GTGACATTCTTTACATCAAAGTGCGCTCCCGATCCTGAATAGAGGATGCGTGGTTTCTTCTTATTCCTATCAAAGTTCTGGATAACCTTACCATAATTATAGTGATGACCAATCCACCATTCGGGAGGGAAGTTGGGAATCACGGAAGTCTTTTGTTGTCCCGTCTTCTCAATGAAGAGATCGCGCATGTATTTACATGTCACTGTCACCTCATCCGCCATGTTCATCATATCCACGCAGTTCTGACGAATCTCATCGGAAGCAAATGCGTGTTTATAGGAATTGTAATCGGGAATCTCTTCATGGAAGACCACATCATCCACCTCATAGATGATCTTAAACCCGCATTCGGGTTGGATACTCTTGAGGAATTTAAAGAATTCTTTCTGTTGAGTCGAACATTGGCGTTGGAGCTTGATGGTTTTCACATCCCGATACCAATCCTTGTTGAGAACCATTTTGGTAATGGATGTTGATTCCCCGAGATTGTTTGCGTTAATGTGAAGTTCCTGAACACCAATACGCCAAAAGGAACACCCATCATTTCTTCCCGCAAGAAAATTTAAATATGTATTACCTTTTTTTGGAGGCTCTTGTGTGGGGGGTTTTATCGTATAAGGATTCTTGGGGAATGGTGAAGGAAATATTTGAGAGCCTATCATTTGGATATTTATTTCTCCATAATATAAAAGTCAAATAAATATCCAGCATCAATCACAGAATCTTTTTTGGCTAAATTTTGTTCTAACCAATTATCGTAAGTCCATTTAGACTTAATCTCAATTATTCTATTATCTTTTGGTATATAAATGTCTGGATAATAGACACGCTTCTTACCATCGTAAAAATACCTAAATGTTGGGACTTGGTTTCTTCCAATTTTTATATCGTGTATAGAATAACCTTCCGACAATAACCTATAAATACCCTTCAACTCATACCCTTGATATGTGATTTCAACACCTTCCACGATAGCTTTCTTAAATCTTTTAGCCGATTCTTGTTGGTTGTAAAATACTTCAGGTATTTGCATATTGGATTCAACGCCGTGTTTTTCTAAACATTTTTGTTTTTGAATATCATGTCGCCCTTTCCAACCACCAAATCTTTCAAAAATAGTATTTGCAAACTTTTCTTTCTTCTTGTTGGTGTGAGCCGCTTTACCAATTCTCCATTCAATACCATTTTCAATTATTATTCTTTTTATAACTGATGAATCTAATCCCATCTTTTCTGCTATATACTTCCCACCATGCCCATCATTATATTCACTAATAATTTTATCAATATCATGTTTATTAAATTGATATTTTAAAGAATCGCTTTGTTTTTTATGGTATCTTTCAGCGTTTCTAGCTTCTTTATTATTTCTAACTTTTAGATTATTTTTAAACATCCAATTATATATGACCCAATCACTGACTCCATATACACCCGAAATTTCAGAAACTCCATAAGTATCTTCTTCATATAATCGCCTTATTTCATCATCTTTACCAATTAAATTGGGATGTTTAAAAGGATAATCACCAAATTTACTATCTATTTTCGGTCTTCCTTGTTTTTTATCAACCTCTCGCTGTTCTTTGGCAGACCTAATTGGTAGATTATTCTTTATGAAAAATTCTCTTAAAATTGCTCTTGAAGAATTATAATACTGAGAAAGATATAACATTGAGCAATATTCTTCATAATACATACGAATAACATCATCCTCTTTTCCTCTTAATTTTTTAGCGAACGGAACGACAATACTAACACCCATATTAGTATTTATGGATGTGGGTAGTGTTTAATCGAATAAATCAATAACTTTTATCTCTTTCCATGAAATTTAAACAAACGCCACATATAAAATCAGGAACTTCAACTTTACAACCCCATTCCGCCCCACAACGAACACATTTAATCCTGTGAAGTCTCCCGTTTTCATCCAACATACATTTCGGGATTTTCTTAATCATATCTTCAAATTGTTCATCAGTCATAATTTTTGATTAATTTATAAGTGTCGCCCATTTTCTCAAATATCCCGCGCTCCACCATATTCATCAAAATGCTTTTCAGGATATCATGATCCCTTTTAGACTCTTCTTCGTTAGCATATACATCAAAATTTCCCATCATTATATGACCATAGTAGAGATATTCCTTGCCCCATTGTTCGCTTCGTCTGATATAGGCATCCACGAAGAATTTCTCAATGTCTTCCAGAGTCATGTCATACATCACTATATCACTTTTCATAATTGACTCTTCTGGTAATTCCACCCTCTTTTTCAAGTTCAATAACTGATCCCGTGATTTGTTTCAGTATTTCCTTTCTATGGGAAATTGCATAAACAGCCAAATCATTCTTTTCAATTCTTTTTTTGACGAGTTCTACCAATAAATCAAACCCCCTCTCATCAAAAGCCGCGTCAAAAACCTCGTCTATCCATT